GCTTTCCTCCACACATCCTCCGATGACCAGTCCGCATCATCGGACGCGCCATAGATAACGGGATAGAAGGTGGGGTCAACCTTCCTCCCCTGCAGGATGTCCTCCGCTTTCTGGTGCTGCTCGAAACAGACGGAATGGCGGTCTGTGCCTGCGGTGGTGATGAGGAAGAATAATGGCTGCGTCCTCGCATCGCCGGAGCCTTTGGTCATGACATCGAACAGCTCCCGGTTCGGCTGGCTGTGCAGTTCGTCAAATATGACCGCATGGACGTTCAGGCCATGCTTGGTGTAGGCTTCCGCTGATAATACCTGATAGAAACTGTTGGTGGGTTTATACACCAGCCGCTTTACCGACATGACGGGCTTTATCCTCTTTTTCAGTGCGGGGCACTGCTCCACCATATCCACCGCCACGTCAAAGACAATGGATGCCTGCTGGCGGTCAGAGGCGCAGCCGTAGACCTCCGCGCCCCACTCATTATCGCCGCAGGTCATATATAACGCCACGCCCGCCGCCAGCTCCGATTTCCCGTTCTTTTTGGGAATCTCCACATAGGCAGTGTTGTACTGCCTGTAACCGTTCTCCTTCACCGTGCCGAACACGTCC